GTCGCTTTTGTCCCTTAATGCCTCGGCCACCGCATCGTCGATTGTGCCGGGGCAGATGATGCGGTAGATGATCGTCTCGGCGGTCTGGCCGGTGCGGATTAGGCGGGCGTTGGTCTGAACGTAGGTCTCGTGGGAGTAGGTGAGCGAGCACCAGATCGCGATGCGGCATGACTTCTGGAGGCCGTCAATGCCGTGGGATAGGCTGCGCGGATCGGCGACCCATACCGGGATGCGGCCGTCTTGCCAGTCACGCAGGAGCAGCTCGTCGAACATGCGGGCTTCGGGGATCGCGGCGAGGATGCGGGCGGACTCGTGCTTGAACGCGGTGAGGATCAAGACCGGCTCACCGCGGTGCTTGTCGAGCAGGGTGCGCAGCGCGTCGAGCTTGGCGGCGTGCACGGGCAGCACGTTGCGGTCTTCGTCATAGACCGCGCCGGACGTAAGCTGAAGCAGCTTGTTGACCAGCACCCCGGCGGAGGGCGCGGTGATCTCGCCATCGGCAATCTCGGCCAGCATCTCTTTTTCGAGCGTCTTGTATTGCTTGCGAGCAGCGGGCGGTAGGGCAGCCGGGATGTCGATAAAGGATGAGGAAGGCAGGTCGTTCGGATCGCCAACCATGACCAACGCGAGGTCGGAGAGGCGGCGGTCGATCTGCTCCTTCGCGCCAGTGATGAGCTTGTAGGTGTATCCCATGTAGTCGGCGGGGTAGAAGTGCTCGTCCTTGTAGCTGCTGAACGTCTTGCCCAGCCGCTTGCCATCGTCGAGCATGCGCACCTGCATCCAGAGGTCGAGGTAGTTGTTCGGGATCGGCGTTCCGGTTAGTCCCCAGCGTCGGGTGATCGCACCGAGGTGCTTGTGGAGGGCTTTGAAGCGTTTGGACTGCGGGTTCTTGGCGAGGCTGAGTTCGTCGATCACCAGCGTATCGACGGGACAGACGAACGTCTTGCGCTTGGGGAACATCAGCGGCAGGCGGTTGGGCAACAGCTCGGAGTTAATCAGGTAGATGTCGGCGGTGCCGTCGAGCCACGCTTGCAGCCCCTCGGCGGTGCGGAGGTTGGCCACGCGCATCCAGCTTGTATGCGCCCACCGTGCCACCTGCGCCGGCCATGTGATGCTGCAGACGCGGAGCGGAGCGACGATCAGCGCACCTCGTAGCTGCCCGCAGGTGGCGAGCGTGTCCAAGGCCGTGAGCGTCACTACGGTCTTGCCCTTGCCGGGCGACACGAACAGGGCAGCGCGGTCGTTGGCGAGCAGGTGATCGACCATCGGGAGCTGATAGTCGAACGGGCGGAAGGTTTCGGTCATTGCCATGTTGCTGTTAGCCCAAGAGAAAGGCGGTTTGCGTGGTGATCGGTGCGTTGATTTCATAGCGTTGGCTTTGTCCTTTCGGGTATGGTTCCACAGGGTATTTGAGAGCCGCCCTGATTGCGGCCTGTTGCTTTTTCGTTCCCACCGCGAAGACGTAGCGATGCTTTCGCGGGCGGTCATCGAGATAGAAGTCGTCTCCGTATTTCTCCCTCATCCATTCGGCGCGTTTGGCTTGACCTCGGCTTTCGTCCGCCACGGTTGCGCCGTGGAGATGTTCGCGGCCTTTGATTTTCCAGTCTGTGCGCTTCGCGCTCAGTCCGGTGTAGATGAAGTTCGTTGCTTGGTAGATGTAGCCGACATGCCCTTGCGCCGTGTCCGCGTAGCTTACCACCACGGACGGTTTCGGCAGCATCCGCAGCGACCTTCCCACCAGCAGGCTTGCCACGTTCGGGGAGTTCTCGCAGCACAGGCGATTGAGTTCCAGCACATGCTCCGCCCATTCGTCGCCGCATAGTCCGCCGCGCAGCGGTGCGCTTGCTGGCGTGCCGTATGTCACCACCCCGACAAGTTCCGTTCCCCTCCACGCCCCAAAGGCGTAGGAGATCGGACACATGCGCTTTGCATAGTGCCTCATCAGTAGGAACGGTTCAGCCTCCCTCGCTGGAATCGCAGTCACCACCAAAGGGCTAACAAGGTGCTGCATGGAATGCCTCGTAGCGTCTTTGGCGAGTTCGGGAGTCTGTGAGGCGGCATCCATGAGCTTATGCGTTATCATGTCGATCAGCCGCTTGCCCGCCGCGATGTCGTCGCAGCAGGCAGCGTGGAACGTGTGCGCTGCCAGCCGGTCGAGCCAGCGGGCTTGCAGCGCGGTAGGCCGCTTGCCTGGAGCCTTGAACTCGACAAACAGCACGCGGCCTTGGTAGAGGAACATGCGGTCTGGCTGCCCTTTCTGGTTCTGCCCGGCGAGCTTGAGTGACAAGCAGCCCTTGGCCTTGGCGTAGGCGCAGACTGCCTGCTCGATGGTGGACTCTCTCATGGCTTAGGGGTTAGGGATTGAAGGGCTTCGTAAAGTTCTACGTCGCAGAAGTCTGGGGCAAATGGGAATGTGTCTTTGTGCTTACGAATCGCCTCCGCCAGCCTGTCGCGCTGTGCGGTCATGGCGGTTAGTTCTTTACGCAATCTTCGCACGTTATAAAGCGCATCGTCTTCGCTGTCAGTTGTGTATTTCTCTAATTCAATTCGCGCCTTGTCCCGCTCGCGTTCTAGCTTGCGGGCGAAGTCGGCACACACTTTCGATCCGATTCGTAAATCTCCGGCTTTCCATGTTTCAGCATCCGTCTCAGGTGTTGGTCGTGTGTTCATGGTTTCGGGGGTAGGGATTGGAGGGCTTGCTGGGCTTTTTCAAATGCTTCTGGCATGGATGCTGGCATAAAATCCAAACTGTCAATACTGTTGCAAGATTCTACCAATTCCTGCAGAGCCTCAGCCAGCATGTCGCGTTGTGCGGTGACGGTGGCGAGTTCGTTTTGGGCAAGCGCGGCCATTTCGACTGCTACCTGCCATTTGTTTTGCCATCCGATGTTCTCCGCCTGTGCCTCACGCAAAAGCTCCCATGCAGCCAGTTCGGATTGAGTATCGTTCTCGACCTCATCATCCGTTCGCCCCCGCCCCTCGGCAATGGACATCCAGCGGATTGATTCTGCCCGTGCCTCGTCCCGCTCGCGGATGGCGGCTGCTCTTTCATGGGCGGCGCGGTCGATTATGTTCAGCATTCCACCAGTCTTCAAAGCTTCCCGCGTCTCGTTGAGTTCGCGTTCGAGTTTGCGGGCAAAGTCAGCATCGACCTTGTCTGATGAGGTCGCCATGCGCTCGCCGTTGGATTTTCTCCATACGTCAACGGCGGCCTCGTCTGTTCTTGGTGTGTCAGTGTTCATCGGTTTCTTACGATTGGTTTTTTGAATGCGTGGATGTGGGCGAGGTTGGCGACTGCGGCGACGTCGCGCCCGTCGTCCTCAAGGCTGCGCAGCCATGCGAGCACGGCGGAACGCTTGACCTCAAGGCTGACCAGTTGCGGCACGGCACGATACACGGCCTCGATGTCTGTCACCTCAAAGTCCCACGCAAAGCGCACGCCCTCGGCGACCTTGGTTGCGGCGACCTCGTTGCTGGCCTCCAGCTTCTCAGCAGCGGCACGCTTGGCAGCGAGGACGGCAGCGATCCCGCCCTCCTCGGCGGCCTCGCGTGCGGCGCGTGCGGACTCAAACGCGGCACGCTCGGCAGCCTCCTTCTCGGCCTTGATCCGCAGCACCTCCTCGGCGTGCTTGCCGACAAGCTGCTTGATGCGGCCTTCCTCGGCGGTGATCTCGACAAGGAACTCGGCGGCAGCCTGGTCGATCATCTTGCCGATGCGGTTGACCGGCTCCTTGACGAGCTTCCTTGACTTCTCAACCTCGATCCGCATGGCGGCGAGCTGGCGGGTGTGATACTGCGCCCTTGCGCTGTCGTCATTGTCGGCGACGGCGGTGATGACTGCCGAGTTGGCGAGCAGCTCGGCTTTGCGTTGGATCGCCTCGTCGGCGATGGTCAGTTGGTAGCCATCCCCAGCGAGGATGAGCGGCATGATTTCGGTGGTGTTCATATTTTTGTTGGTTGGTGTCTATCTGTAACGGAGAGCGGATTGTCTGCCGGGCGTGCGTTTCTTGTCGCGCTCCCTTTTCTCGACTAGGAGCTGGAGAGCGCGGATATGGTCGCGGGTGCCGGGCTTGTCAATGTCGGGCGACTTTCTTAGGTCACGGAGGATCAGGTTGATCGTGTCCATGCTAAGGGTGTGGTCGTAGTTTCTCATGGGGTGGGAAATGGTCGGGGTGCGTCTTGCGTGATGTGGCCGGTGCAGATGCAGCAGCCGGTCAGAAGCAGGCGGCAGTGGTATTTGTGGCAGGTTGGGCAATGGTTGGGCGGGGTGACGCGCTCGCGGGCTTTGGCGGCCTTCTCGATGAGTGCTTTGCGGATGCTCAGAACGGCTGATTGGCCGTCGGAGCGTGCGGGTAGTCCCAGAGCGTCCAGGGGAGGCGATGGATGAGGATCGGCGGCAGCCCGTCGCGGTCTGCCCGGATCGCCAGCCAGACCACGTCCGAATCCAGCGGATCGCGCATCACGCAGAGCTGCGATTCGAATGCGTTCATCGCTTCGTGCCACGTCTCGACCTCCTGTGAGGCGTTGCACGGGGTCAGTGGGATTGCCTCCCCCTCCGGCTGCGAAAGGCTGCGGAGCGCGGCGTGGTGCGCCTTCTCGGCTGTCTCCGCAGGTTGCAGCGGGGTCTTGGCACTCAGCACCAGCCCCGCCCGGCGCTTTCCCGCCGCTGGCGGGTCGATGCGGTTGATGGCGGCCTCGAGCATAGGGTCGTGATGGGCAGCGGGTGATGCGGCTGCCGGTTGCTTGGCTGCGGCTTTCTTGGCGGCGATGATTTCGGCGATGGTTGGCATGGCGGTTGGTAGGATGTGAGAGGCGGATGCTAGAGCGGCTTCACAAGACTTTTCGCCTTGCTCGGCTGACATCCGCCTCTCGCCCAGAAAACCCCACCCCGCGTCGCGCAGGGTGAGGCGTGCCATGCAAGCACTTGTCCGGGAGATCAGTAGTCTTCGCCGTTGAGGATGCCGTCCAGCTCGGTGAGGGCAGCCACGAGCGCAGCGTCGTCAATCGTGTTGGCGTTGTTCTTCGCCTTGGGTAGCCAGTTGGAGATCAGGCTTGCCACGCCCACCTCGTCAACCTCGCCGAGCTTCTTGCCCTTGTATTTGCCGACATGCACCACGACTGACTCCCAGCCGGACGCTTCGGCCTTAGCCTCGGTCTGCTCGGCAGGTGCGTCGGTGTCGCGGTCGCGGATGCGCTTGTATTTCCCGCTCGGCTTCAAAGCCTTGTCCTTGTCGGGGGCGATGAAGCTGATGTTGGCGTAGGTCTTATCATCCTTGTGCTCATGTTGGATGATGAGCTTTACGCCGTGACCGATCAGCGACTCCATGTCGAACTCATCGAGTTCAAGCTGGGTCAGGTCGCGTCCCATCATCTTCTTGAGGTCTTTCCGCAGGGCTGCCTTCTCGTTGAGCGATGGCGTGTAGCCACGGCTCCAGATGCAGAATCGGCGGTCGTTTTCCTCATCCATGCACTCGGTTTCAAATACGAGTCGGAACTCGTCCTTTTCCCCGAATGCCGTCATGCGCTTTTTCAGCTCCGTCACATCGACCAGCACGGCCTTGATCGGGCCTTCGGTTTCGGGGTGTGGAGTGAAGTTACTGTTTCTTTTTTCGCTTAGTTTCATTGTTGTTGTTGTTGTTGTTGGAGAGGGTTAGAGATCGAAGTCAGTGAGCGGCTGCCGCTGCTTTTTTTCACCGGCGAATCGAAAGGTATCCACGCCGCCCCAGTTGGAATACTTGCGGCGGTTGAGGTCTGCCGGTGCTTTCTTCATCTGCGGTGCGGGTTTTCTATCGCCCGCGATGACGCTAGTAAGCGGCGCATGGGCTAGATGCAAACGATTCCTCCCAGATTCGACCCTTGCAATCAGTTCTTTGGCTTTTTGGGTAAGCTGCATCGTGTTGCTGGGTTAGCGGCTGGAGCAATGCACCAGCACTGCGGTTGTGACGAGGATCAGCAGGGCGACGGATAGGCTCGCGGCAATGCGCCCGCTGGCGTCACGCGCCGGTGGCGCGTAGGTCGAGCGGCGGATGGGCTTACTCAACTCGTCGATCTGGTAGCGCAGCAGCGGGTCAGGCTGATACCGAAGTTGCTCGTCGAGGTTGACTGGCAGGAACTTGTCCTGCCCGGGTGTGATGTCGTTGTTGTTCATGTTTTTTGGTGTTGTTGGTGAGAGTTTTAGTTGTTGTCGTGCTGCATTTGTTGCTGGAATGCCAGCGTTTATCGTTTTCAGCACCACCTCGCAGTCTGTTGTCTCGTAGCTACAAGTATGATTGCAGACTGACCCAGCTATCCAGCCACGACTTAGCAAGAAATCATCCCATGCCATCCCGTAATATCCAAAGTGATCTCCACAGAATCTAATGATGAAAGGCTGGAACTTGTCGTTGTTGTCTGTTTTCATGGTGTTATTGTTGTTGGTGAGAAGAATGTTGCGCATTAGTCGCGCTCAGGTGGGTTTTCGAGCACCATTTCGCGCACTTCGTCAATCTCGGCTTCGGTCAGCTCGATGATGTTGCCGTCGTAGTGCGCCTCAATGATCTCGATGTCGGCGTGGTCGGCGGGCTGCATGTAGGTTGCGGGCGTGCCGGGGATGACGCGAGCCTCGACGATGATCTCGATCTCGCGGGTGATGGTAATGGTCATGTTGGGTAGAGGTAGTGCCGAGGGATCGAACCTCGGCGGTTTTGTTAGGCGTTGATGATCCGTCCGTCGCTAAGGCGTGTTGCGTGCCATCCAGAATCAATCGAGCAGAAGCGTTCTTTTGGAGCGGCTTCCATTTCGGCGGCGACTAGGTTGCGGACGATTTGCATGGCGGCTTCCCATTCAGGAGTTCCGAAGGTGAGGCTGTTGACTGTCTTGCGAGCGGCGGCGAGCTGTTTGGTGTTGGACATGCGCAAAACCTAGGCAATGCCGAACGGAATGAAAAGACATTTCTGCAATTATTTTTACGCGATCCGCAGAATCCCTTATTCCACTAGGGAAAACGGGCGAAAAAAAGTTTACCGCGTTGTCTCGTAATGCATCGCATCGCGGTTCCAGAACGCTCCGGCAGCGAGCCAGCCGACCTTTGCGAACGCCTCCATCGCCTCGATGGGCATGGATGCGGCGCGTGGCCAGTGATTGCGCAGGCCGTTGCTGGCTGGCGCAAAGTCGATGGCGATGCCCCAAGCGTGTTTCGAGTGCCGCGATCCGCCGCGCATCTTGCGGTAGTTGTAGCAGCCGGCGTATTCGGAGAGTATCCACGCCGAGGGTGTATCGGTGATCTCGGTGATGGCAGCGAGCAACGAATGAGCTACGAGCCGATGGCAGCGGATGGTTTGCACCGGCTTTCCTTCGTATTTGAGGCCGAGGCCGCGCACGTTCGCTCCGACAAGGTTCGACTCATCGCCCGGCTGCCCGAACCGTGCAATGACGCTCGCGTCGTCGCCGGTCGGCCATGGGTGAGGCGTGGGCATGAGTGCCCGCAGGTGACGCTGACAGGCGGCGGTCGATACATCGCCCCATAGACCGTCCGGCTTCGTGCCGATCCGCTCTTGCAGGGCGATGATCTGTGCCTTGGTCATTTGGTCGGTGTGACGCGAATGT